TTGTTTAAGAATACGAACCTGATCCTTATATTCGTTAATTATATCTATACTATCAGACATTTATTTTTTTTTAAATGTAGAAACACCTTTAATACCTAGAATTGTAGAAAATGCACCGACTACAAGAGCTTGATAAAACATTGGAAGATTTGCAAACTTGTCAAAAAATATATCTATCTTTGCTTGTATATCTGGATCATCACTAAACACAGACCAAGCTAATAAAAGCAGAGGAATTGAGATCAACACCAAACAAAATTCGTCTTTCCAATCTCCTCTATGCGAATCAATAACAGCTTTTTTAAATTCAACCTCACCATTTGCCATGCGTTCAGCTAATTTTAATTCAGCTACTGACTCTAATTCTTTAGTCTTTCTTCTATTGGAAGCAATAGACATACCAGTTTTAATCATACCTGGAACTAATTTAGATGCTATACTTAACCACATTATGACTTTGCACTCCTCATTTTAGCTGCTAGTTTGTTTGCTCTATTGGGAGTTTGTTTTGCCCAAAGTGAGTCTAGCATTTGAAAACTTGCCTCACCATAGTCTTCTCTATCTAAAGCAGACCACATATTTTTAAATTTAGATACACCACCTTCTCCTATCTGATAGACCATATTTACAAGAACTTCTTTGGCAATATAATTAATATTTCTTTCTCCTATAAGTCTTTCAGCAGCTTGTATTGTTCTATTAAAGTCTTGTTCAAATACTCTTTCACCTTCTTCTTTAGTATATTCTATATCACTTTCGTAATTATCATCAGGTGTTATCTTGTGTCCATAAAAGATAGTATCAAATCCTTCTGAACATTTATAAATCTTTGGAACATAACCCTCACAAAGTTTTATTTCTTCTTTTAATTCTTCGTACATTTGCAAACCTCACAGGTACATAAATCTTTGTCATAATGATGTAAATGCAGATCATCTTTACAATGGCATTTACAATGACAATTTTTACATTTATTTTTTTTTCTTTTTGTTTTTTTACTGACAAATATACTATCTATTTTAGATAAAATATCATCAAAAAAACCTAGCACTTTATATACAATATTATCAATCATTCTTTGCTATTCTTACTATTTTACCATCAATTACTTCAGCTTTTACTTTGGCACATTGCCAAATTACTCTGCTTCCACTATTTCTAGTTGCTATTCTTTTTTTGATAAACAGGTAGATAGGTTTGGCATTAAAGTATGTTCTTTTAATACTGCTGGTTCACCCAAAAACATTAAAAGACTAATGACTATTTCCATTTAACTTTCCAATATTAGCTCTAACACTATCTTTTAATTTTTCTATATCATCTAATGCTTTGTCTAAATCCTTATCAATAGAATTTATCATTACTTTATTGTGCATCATATCATCTACTCTTGTTGTTAATTTTTCTACTTGTAATGATATATGTTCAAGCAACATAAATTGTTCTTGATCTATTGGTAATTGTTTTGATGCTTCTAATAAATCTTGTTTCATTAGTTGTTCAGATGTTTCAAGTTTTGTTAATCTGTTATTGATTTCACTATAAGTCCATACTGCTATAGCAATAGCAGCTATAATCATTATTAATGTTTTTAAATCTGTTTTAAAATGTGTTTGTTCTGTAATCATTCTGGTACTGGCATCTTATAATCTTTAGGTGGCATCTTCAATATCTTCTTATCACCCATAAGTGTTATATCTGGGTTTTCTTTTTTATAACCATCTTTGATTTCATCCCAATAACTTTGAGAATTATCAGGTCTATTGTTAGAACTTGTGGGAGATACACCTCTACATTTTGATACTAATAAATCAAAATTAGAATTGTATGCTAGACTTGGATTACTATTTACTCTGCCACACATCTTCATCAATTCTAATTGTTGTTTGATTGCTACATTTTCTTTAGAGGTCTTGCAATCTGTACCTAGATATTTTCTATAAGTAAATCTTAAATATTGATCTTCATGCGTATTACTATCACTATAATTATAATCGGTATCTCTCCTTTCGGTGCTTATTTCCATTTCACCACATCTTACACCATACTCATTAAGATATTCGTTTCTAGGATATGCAGGTTCTATTAATGTAAGTAAAAACATTAAGATAATTAAAACACCTGTAAAATAATAATTCATCCTGGCGATCTCCATACATTACCTGTTTAAATCCTTAATATCATAATCATGCTCTCTGACTTGATCTGCTAATTGTCTATATAAATTTTCTGCCATCTGCCAAGTAGCTTCAGCAGAAGAAAGTCTTGTATTCATTTCTGTAATCTTATCTTGAGCTATAGATAAATCTTTTTCAAGATTAACAATTTGTTGTTCTGATTGATTGATTGTTGTTGTAAGATTAAGAACATACTTAATACCAGTAAATGATCCAACCACTATAGATGCAACTACAGGTATAAATATAATATTCTTTTTAAATAAATCTGCAAAGTTCATAATTAACTATCCTTATAATCAACCATTAATAATTTTATGTTAAGTCTTTTTTGTTCTTTAGTAGGTGATCTGCATATCCTATAAGAACCTTTAGGCTTATTCTTTAAACTCTTACCTCTATTATTTTTTCTATAGGTATTTGTTTTTATGTCTAATAGTTTTATTTTACCATTTCTATCAACGATAACAATATCAAAAGGACATGAAGGATCTACTGATTTAGCAACAAAATAACCCTCTTTGGTAAGCCTAGCAATAGTTTCGTATTCGCCAACTGTACCTTTTATTGATGTTTTTTTTTGTCTGTCAGAGATTATTTTAGTATCGTCATTACCATATTGACAAGACTTGTTATTCCTAGTGCTGCTACGAACCATATTACCTTGTATATGTTATTAATTTTTTGATCAATATGTAGTAGATGATTATCTCTAATTGTGTCTATCTTGTGGTGGATTAGACTTAACTCTCCCTCAAGTTTTATAATTTTTTTTTCGTTTTCTTGAGGTAAGTTTTCCATGTTATTAATCTAATCCTAAATTTTTTTTAACTTCTTCTAAAGGTGTAGTTTCAAAATATTCTTTATATTCTTGATAATAACTTTTTTCTAAATTATTTTGACTATCACTAATTAATCCATCTGCTATTTTTAGTGCTGCATTTTTTACTTTAAAAGCTGAAGATTCAGGATCTAATACTGTCATAACATCATCTAATTGTTTTGGATTTGCTAAAAAACCAGATCCTTTTCTTGCCAAATATACCATAGCTAATCCTTTAAAAGGTTCTTTGTAAGTTGAATAACCCATAGCAAAACCTCCAAACAAAGATTTAGTACCACCTAATGTTGCTCTCCTTGCAACAAATTTAGATACATCAGGTATTTCTAATCCTGCATGATTTTTAGCAACAGCAAAAAAATCATCTAATTTTTCTATAGTTAATTTTGAACCTTTTAACATTTCTTGTACTAATTCTCTACCTTGTGCATTATTTAAACCTAAAGCATTTTCAAAATTATAAGGATCAAACATTAAACCATTAACACCACCTTCTCTAAAAGGAACTAAAGATTTGTCAAAACTTTGTTGTACTCTTGCTCTAATTAAACCTTTGTAAGGTTTATCACCAATTAAATTTTTTAAATCTTTTAAGTATTGTGGACTAACATTTCTATTAGATAAAATTACATTTCCTAATTGATCTGCTGTTATTGAACCTGGTCTTTCAAAACCAGCTCCAAATATGTTTTTATCTACAAGTCTAAATTTACTTGCTGCTGGTTTTTCAAATGCTTTTGCACCTACAGTTGGTGGAACAGTCATTTTTTTTCCTGATGCACTTTTAACAACTATACTATTTTCAAGTCCTTCAGCATAAACTTTATTTGCAAATTTAAGTTTTTCTGCAACATTTCTCATTTGATTTGTGTCCAACACTTTATTAAAAGAATCTAAATATTTTTTATTTGTTAATTTGTTTAAATCTTTTTCTAATGCTCCTTTAAATCCTGTTAAAACTTTTATGTCAAAACCTTCTTTTTGTGATAATTTTGAAAATTTTTGTATATCTTTTATTAATCTTTTATATTGTGGAACTGTAATAAATTTATCAATACCTTCGGCAGATTTAGCATACTGATAGATTGCATCTTTTTGAGGACTTGTTAATTTTTTACCTTTAACTTTAATTACACCATCATCAATTAAATTAATGTAATTTTTTAATGAATTTTTAAAAGTATCAGTTGGAATTATTGGAGCTTTTACTCTTTGTGCAGTATCATAAAAATCATCATATAATAGACCTGATATTCTTCTAAAATCTCCATAAGTAGATTTTGATGCCTCTGCCATATCTATACCTAATTTTGTTAAATTAACATTAGGTGCAAATAAATTTAAAGTATCATCAGCAGTTTTATTAATTATATCTGCTTTAGCTGCAAATTGTTTTTTAATTGGAGTTCCTACATAAGGAAATACACCAATTACTCTACCATATCCTTTTGAAATCATATTTCCAGAATCACTTAAACTTAAAGGAAAATTCATTCTTTTTGCAGAACCATATAATTCTTTATTTGGTTTACCAAAAATAGCTGTTTTTAATTTAGTTCCTATACCTGGTATCTTTGAAAAAAATGATTGTAATAATGCTTCTCTTTGAAAATCTTTTTTTGCAGCTTCTATTTGAGTTCCAAAACCTATTTCTTCATCTGTTAAATTTGATTGTATAATGTCATAAATTTGACCACCTCCCATAGCTCCTAATGTTCCACCTGCTACACTTCCAGGTAACCCACCTGCAACTGTTCCAGGTATTCCACCTGCTAATGCACCAGTAGCTTCAAATGTTGGTCTGCCACCTATAAATTCTAATCCTTGTAATTTAGGTTCATCTCCTAAAGAAGGAGTTACCATTTCAGGTGTTATTGTATCAGTTGCTAAACTATCTTCGGAAGATTGCAATTGTTGTATTATTGCTTGTTCTTCTTCTTTAGTAGGAACATTACCTGAAATTTCAACATTTCCTAAACCTTCAATAAATATTTGTGTCATTTAATTTATTTTAATTAGTTTTTTCTTTTTAGTATCGTATTTAAATTGTGGAATTTTATTTATATTTGACTCTTGTTGTTGAGTTTCTTTTTTAAAAATATCTTCAAATGGCTGTAATTTTTCTTTAATTTCATCATCACCAATACCTGCAGCTCTAAATTGTCTAATAGCATTATCAGTTAATTCTGCTGCTATAAATTGTAATTTTTCTTGTGCTTTTTGCACTCCTCCAAGACCTCTTAAATCAGAATCATCTCCTGCTTCAACTAACATATCTTTTAACAATCTGTTGTTTGGATTTCTTGATCTTGCTAAAATTATTTTTAAAGAATTTTGTAAAGGTTTTATTCCTGAAAAATCTTTATTATCTATAAAACTTAATGCTCCAGATTCAATACCTGTTCCTTCTCTTGATAAATTTATTGCATCTTTATATATTCCTTCAACCTCTGTTGAAACATCTTTACCAAATCCTTTAAAAGCACCAGCAATACCAAAAGCATCAGGACTTCTATTAGCTATATCATTAACTCTTTTTATTAAATTTAAACCTTTTAATGAATAATCTGCTGATATTTTTGCATTATCAATATTTGATTTAGAAACTAAATTTAAACTTCCTGCACCAGATTCTGTTTTTACATTTGCAGCCAATATAGCTTTTTTATATTCAGGTGTTCCAACTACATATCCTGCAGATTCTAACTCTTTCATTAAAGGAGTTCTTTTATCTTTTGGAGTAATAAATTTTTGTAATTGTGCTGTTTGTGTAAATGCAGGTAAAAGTGATGCAAAAGGATCTTTACCTTGAATACCTTGTCCATATAAAGCAGCACCTAATAAAGCACCTTGATTAAGGTTACCTAAAAGTCCACCACCTTGATTTATTGGTGTATTTAATAAACCTTGTAATTGTCTTAATCTATCTATCATTATATTAATCCTCTTGTTGTCATATATTCTATATTAAAAGGGTTGTCTGCCAAATTTGTGCTACTTAATAAGCCATAGGGAGCTGTAGAATAGCCAAACTGTTGATTTGTACCCAATATACTACTTACATTATTTTTAGCATTATTATAGCTTGTTTGCAAACTAGAACTCAAAGGTTGTTGACCCATACCTAAATTAGCAAAATAGTCATTTACCATAGATTGTTGTGGTGTAGCACCTGACATTAAATATGGTGCATAAGAAACTAATTCATTCATTTGTTGTCTTGATAATTCACCATCTCCACCACCACTTGTGTCTGTAGTATCACCATCTCCACCATAGCTAGTTCCTAAATTAAAACCATAACCCATCATATTTCTAGCTCTTGCAGTTTGTAATGCAGTACCTAATAATGTTGATGTTGGGGTTAAAATGCTAAATGGATTAGAAGCAATATTTGCTCTTAAATTATCATCAAAACTTTTTATTGTATCTGTTGAAGGAGTAAATTCTAAATCACCTGTTTTAGGATTAACATTCCAAGAACCTGCATCACCTGGATCAACTGCACCAAAAGAACCTGGTAAAGTATCACCAGCAATATCTGCCATTGTTGGTCTGTCAGGTGGTGTACCACCATTTCCTCCAGTAGATGTATTTCCTCCAGAATATTGTCCTCCACCTCCATAGGATTCTCTACCATTACCACCATTTCCAGAGTTACCTGATGATCCTCCAAAATCAGATTGTGAAGCATCTCTACCTCCAGCCATAAATTCTCCTTATATAATTATTGCGATTGCAACTAAAATATATAAAACAAAAATATGTGTTGAAGGTTTGTTTTTAATTTTAGTCTGAATGTCGTAAATAATTTTATTAATTTTATCCATTATAATAGACCTCCTAATAATCCACCAA